TATTGGCTGGACCACCATCTAAAGCAATGGTAGGATCTATAGCACTTGTATAAGTGTATTCGGAATAAAATAGATTATCCGGGTCTGTAATTTTTGCCATTGCCTATAAAAATAAATTACTTTTTGATTACCTTAATTATATTTATAATTATAATTATTATTCGCCTGTAGGTGGAGTATCGTCATCATATACTCTGTCCAATTTCAAGTCAACAGGAACGTTTGTTGGATCCGTTGAGGCAGTTTGATTGGAAACAAACAATGGAACATAATCAAGATTTAAAATTCGCAAGTCAAAGCTTTCTCCAGAAGATAGACTAAAGGTATATGTAGATGTTCGATGGTTTTCCGTCCTTACACCGATTTGATTGGTAGTTCCAGCACCCAATACTTCAATTTCTGTCGCATTACCAGTCGGAGCTACAGGAAGTCCAGTTACGTTAACAGTAACGGAAGAAACAAAGTCTACAGTAGCACCAACTCCAGTTAATTTGTAAGTGAAGCTTCCATCCCCGCCGCCAGAGATATTAAAGGTGACGGCAATTCCGGTACCATTAATATGAACTGCTGCATCGTCGGTCCCATTTGCACCAAAATCAAAGAAGTTGTTTCCAACAAAACTATATGTTCCACCCGCAGTCACCTCAAATCCATGTCCGCCTCCAGTTCCTCCTCCAATAAATGAAGTATTGGAAATATTGTCTGGTGTTGTACCTGCAAAAACATAAGTACCACCGACACCAGTTTCAACCGTACAGTTATCTAATGTTCCAGAATTAAGTGTGATTGGTTCGCAACCAATCCAAGTTGTATTAGATGCTGTTGTACCTGGTGATAACTGCGTTTGACCCCAGTTATTGAACGTACATCCATCCAAGTCAACATCTAGTGGTGCAACTGCGGCAGAATAAGTAAATGGATATGAAGTTTGGCAACTAAAATACCCTTTATCATAATCGTCATTGCTAGAAAAACTGAAGTTGGAAAATATTGCAGTCGTTGCAGAACCTAAAACTCTAACTCCAGTAAAAGTATCTAATGTTGCATATGAAGAACTTCCTGATAGTGGATTTTTATTTGGAACGAAAATTGCATAGTTAGAATCACTGAAATAAGTATCAGTTGATGTTGCATCAGTATGTCCAATAGAAACCTCGCCTTGAACAGACGCACCAGAACCTTGCTCTCTAACTACTCCATATTGATTTGCAATTGCGTCATTTACATCAGTAAATGATTTCATAGTACCAGGATTAGTACTATCACCATCTACAGTTTGAAGTCCTCTGCCATATCTAATAACATCAATAAAGAAGTTATCTTTACCAACGTTTTCTGCACCAAATCCACCAGCACCAAAAGATTGATATGGTGCAGCAGCAGATCCTGCTTGTGGAGTTACACTTGGAGATGCTACAACACATCTCCAACCACCAGGAATATATTCTGCCTCATTGCCTCCAACATAATATTGGGCCATATTGCCGATTGTGGTGCTACCATCGCCAAAAGCAATTCTTTGTCCACCCAAAGCAGTTGAGTTTACTTTTGCAGGAGCAGTAAAGTTAATCCAAGCATATAGGTGGTCTTGAGTACCAAAGGTAATGGTAGATCCATTATCATACATAATCAGAATATTTGCTGAGGCACCAATTGTGGTAACTTCAGAATTTGTTGTTCCGCCACCATCTTGAATGTAAATATCACCGTCACCAGTGACCTGACCACCAGCACCTACCTTCTCCCAAGCTGCGGGATCATTTTCTGCTTCATCAATCGTTGTCAGATTTACATTAATTGTAGGCGCTGCCATAACTATTTCCTAACTACTTTTTTGTGCGATGCTTTCTTTTTTGATTTACCATTGACACAAAAACATTCCGATTCATGATGTTCATGCGTCTGCTGGTGCTGGTGCTGAGTTTGATCCGACATTTTCGTTTTGCGCTTTTGATTTTAATTTAATAACCAGGTCACTAGTTCTTGTCATTTCACAATCATCATTATCATAATTAATATCCAAACACACTGGAATTGAGTCTTTAAGGAATGGTTCCCCATCCTCAACTTTTGGATCTGCCCAACCAAGTGCTTTGGTAAGATCTGATTTAATTGTAATATGAAGTGTCCCATGAACATCGTAAAAGTGAGACATATATTTTTGAATTACAGGATCAAATGCCATTTTTATAAACAAATCTGAAATATTTATTATACTATAAAACGTTCACAGAAATCAAGTCTCCGTTTCCATCATAAGTGAATGTCTTACTCACATAAACACCCGTGCCTACGATGCTTGTAAGAATACCTGCTCCATCATAATATAAGGTTTTAGTTCCTTGTGATGTGGTGATAGTAGATAGAGTGCCTGACTGATACTGTAAGGTCTTATCGAGGTTAGAAACAAACTCACCAGTTAACGTACCACTTACATCACCAGTTACACTACCAGTAAATGATGTTGCAGTAATGACACCCGTTACATTTACATCGCCAACAACATCAAGTGCTACCTGTGGATTAGCACTATTGATACCAACATTAGAGTTTCTATAAATGTTGGCGCCCTGCTCACTCCACAGAGATGATGCAGCACCAGGACTGATGAACTTAAACTTCTTCGTCGCAGCATCATAAGACAGAACCTTGCCATCAGAAATGGAAGACCTATCAATATCATCCAGGTAACGGAGGTTGACTTCACCACCTCCACCAAGACTCATTAATTGCTGCTGGATGCGAACAATAAAAGTTCTGTAATGGTCTGCTAAATCATCAAAGGTTACAAACTTTTGGTCTAATGGAACCAATGGGTCAACATCTTCCTTAACAGCAACTGGTTGCTCTTTAAGTTTCTCAATCTCGCGGAAGGCTTTCTCAATCTCAATTTGTAATCCAGTCGGGTCAAATGCCTCTGGTATCTCACGACCTTCTACATCCTCAACAGACTTCTCTACTGCTCTGATTGCCAGTTTGATATCAATAAGACTATCTCTTACCTTATCAATATCCTCAGAGAGAACCTCAACTTCCTCATCATAATATTTGATTTCAGGTATCTCTGGGACTTCTGGTATCTGTCCCTCTACATTCTTAATCTCTTCTCTGAGTGCCTCAATATCATCTTCATAATATCTGACCTCAGGAACAGTTGGTATTCTATCCTCTACACTCTTGATTGCTTCTTCTAACTGAGCAATCTCACTCTCATAATACTTAACCTCTGGGAGTTGAGATACATTTCCACGCACTTCCTCAATAAGACCCAAAAGATTATCCAGGTCATCATCATAGTATTTGATTTCTGGTATCTCAGGAATAGAATCTCTGACTGCCTCTATTCTTTCTTGAAGTTGAGTCAGTTCATCATCATAATACTTAATCTCTGGAAGTTCAGAAAGTTCTTTCTTAAGTTCAGCAACTCTCTCATAGAAAATTTCTTTGGTTCCCGCAATATCAGTCTGAATATCAGTCGGATCAAATGCCTCTGGTATTTCTCTCTTACCGAGTTTTACCAGATCCTCAAGCATCTGGTGAATAACCTTCTTAACTTCCTTAAGGTTCTCACCATGCTGTTGGAATATTTCAGACCCAGATATTTGGAGTTGATCTACTCTCTCAGTAAGTTTATCTAGATCGTCATCATAATACTTGACCTTTGGGAGTTCATCAATTATATCCCTCAGTCTCTTGATATTATTATTGACTGGTTCTAAATTAATTTCATCCAGTTCTACCTTATTGGCAAGACGAATTTCCAACTGTGCCAGTTCTTCACTATATTGTGCGACAAACTCTTCTACTCTTTCTTGCAGAAGTTCAATCGGTTCCTTGGATACTACTTCTACAACGGGTTCTTCTACAACCTCAACTACTGGTTTTGGATCCAGTAATTCTTTTGGTCCTGCTAATCTTTTATTCTTCTTTTCTAACTGCTCAGCACGAAGTTTCCTCTGCTCTTCCTGCTGCAGACGAAACTGTTTTAATTCTGTTGGAGATAATAATTTCTTTTTCAAGGGATATCTTGTCTATATTCCGCTACAGATATTTATTATACCCTATATTCCTCAATTTTATCCAATACCTTGTTCAGATATCTATGGGCAAGATGTTTTGGATCATATCCAGATTTATCCATCCATTCTTTATCCAATTCCATTTTTATTTTTAACACATCACACTTAATTGCATCTTTTGTTAATTTTCCTCTTGGCATTTTATAAAAAAACCTACTCTTTATATAGAGTAGGTTTTATTTAATGAGTAAATTAGACTTCTTTTCCACACTTAGTAAGTAGTGATGCCATTACAAAAGAAGAGAATAGAATTGCTGCAAAGGTGAGTAATGACATTAAAGATTTTCCTCCTGTTCTGTTTCAATTATAAGATCAGATTTTGGATAGGAACAGCAGAGAAGGGCAAAACCTTGATCTACTTGATCCTCATCAAGGAAAGTTTGCTCTTCGTCGTCAATCTCACCCTCTACAATCTTTCCAGCACAAGCAGAGCAAGCACCAGCACGACAGGAATATGGTAAGTCAACACCTGCCTCTTCAGCAGCTTCAAGGATGTACTGATCATCCTTACAATAAGTGACGGTCTCTGTTCCGTCGGAAGAGCGAAAAGTGATATTGTATTCCATAAGTAAAAATGCTCAATTGCACATTATTATATATCAAAAAAGGGGGCATATGCCCCCCCTTTTGTTAGCGTTTGCTAATCTGATGAAACCTTCCTAAAAGGTCTACCATACTCATCAAATCCATCAATATCAATGTGATTAGGCGTTCCTGTAAAATTATCCACAGGAGAAACAAGAAGATATGGACCCGGAACTCTATCATCTTGAGGACTATAGGTTCTCCAGTTTGTTGGATGGAAATGAATGGTAACGACTTTCTTTCCAGGATTTCTGCATGTATACCCAAGTTCTCTCATTTGATATGTGATCTTATTATCGCATCCAGGAACACCCATAGTATAGTTCATGCCATCAGATGTTGGAATGGGTGTATTGAAAATCCAACAATCTTGAGATGCTGCATTATCATACGGTTCAATCTCCCAGTTTTTACCATCACCAGTAGATATTTCCCATCTACTTAAAGCATAAAATTGCTTATTCATTTTAATACTCTTAAAATATCTAAGAGTATCATCAAAAATAATATCGGCATTGGATACAATGCATATTTGATCTTTTAAATTTTCATTACAAAATTCAAAAATTTCTTGATAGGTAGGTCTTGTATCTCTAATAACTTTTTTAATTTTTGGAGAATCAAAATAAAGTTCTGTATCTTCTTCCATAAAAAGATACACAGCATCAATCAAATTATTTCCAAGATTTTGATGGAGACAATAAAGAAGTTCTCCATTTCTCATATGATTAAGAGAATTGAAATATTCTATAATAAGATTCATTGTTCAGAAATCCAATCCATTAAATTTACTTTAGGTTCCCATCCAAAGGTTGTCTTTAACCTACTGTTATCTGCAAGAGTTGTCATTGCTTCACCAATTCGCGGAGGTATATTGGTTTGATTTTTGGATATGGCGTTTGCAATTTCATTAATGGAGTAGTTTGACCCATTACCAACATTATACAGTTTACCATAGGATTCCTCATCAACTTCCTTAGTTGCCGCAAGAATGTTTGCCTGAACAACGTCAGAAACGTGAGTAAAGTCTCTACGCTGCTCACCATCACCAACTATGGTCAAAGATTCATTGTCTCCTCGCTGACGCAAGAAGATGCCGATTACTGGAGCATATTGACCGCTGACGGGCGACCTTTCACCATAAACGTTGAAATACCTAAACGTAACAGTCCTTAGACCAAATAGACTGGTATACATTGAGCAAAGTTTTTCACCAGCAACTTTAGATACTGAATATGGATTCAGACAGTCATCTCTCTGAGTTTCATCATTGGGTGGTTCATTAAATCCGTATCCGGAGGAAGTAGAAGAATACATTAATTTCTTTACACCTGCCTCGCGAGCGCACTGAAGAACGGTTACCGTGCCCACACAATTAATACTTACTGCTTCAATGGGATTCAAAATAGCAGGTTGAATTCTTGCTTCTGCGGCAGTATGAAAAACATAATCAACACCTTCATAAAGAGGTCTTGTCTTTTCATAGTCGCGAATATCATACTTGTAATTTTGTGCCTTATCATTCCAATAGAACTCTTCATTTGATTCAGCACTCTCATTGTCAATAACAATGACTTCATGCCCGATTTCAATGAGTTCATCAACAATGTGAGACCCAATGAATCCTGCTCCACCCGTTACTAAAGATTTCATTCTTTACCTCCAAGATTTAACGATTTGCCTTTTCAATTCTGTTGTAGAATAATCATGATTTCTATTAATATAAACTATCTTTATGTCCAATTCATCTCCAGTATAAGAACAATCCATATAATCATCGCCAAGAAATCGAACGTGATAATTGCCACTTTTCAAACATTGATATAGTTCATGTTCTTTTTGATAAACTACAACGTCATCAATATATTTAATAGACATTAAAATTTCTTTTCTTTCTTCAATTGTATGAATAGGAGGTATTTTTTTTGGTCTATCGATTGAAGGATTTTCGTGAAGAGCGATTGTAAGATGATTGCAATAAGACTTGGATTCTTTAAACATCCTAGCATATCCGGGATGTATTATGTCAAACGATCCTGCAATTATTCCTCTTACTTGTGGTTGATTTCTTTTCCAACTCTCAATATTTTCCCCCTTATCATCAATGAAGATGTCTGCGGTTGGTTTACAAAACATTGGGAACAATTCGTGATAATTAAATCCCCATTCCCTAAGTTGTTTTTTAGTCAACTCAGTATGATCGATACCAGAACCTTTTCCTCTGGCAGTTTGCATAATAATGTAATGCCCATCATTATACAGACTATTTACTTGCTCGACCATATATGGAAATGGTTTAGCATTTAAATAATCTGGTTTTCCGTTTTCATCGTTAGGAGTATCGCAAAGAGTTCCATCAATATCAAAACAATATCTCATACAACACCATGAAGAAAGATTTGATGAACACATTCTACCACACCATAGTCCTCACTGGCAATATAATAATTCCATAAAGCATTTGTTGCTCTTCTCCTGATTGTGTTATCAGGAGAAAATCCGGTCAGAATTCCATAATCAATACAGTTTTCTTCACACCAAACTAAACAATTCAAAATATTTTTAGATTCTCCGCCAGAGCTCATAATGATTACAAGAGTATCTTCTTCAACATAATACTCTAAAAACTTCTGATAGGCATTATCATATCCAAAGTCATTGGTGAGCATTGTTAGCATAGATGGATCTGAAAGAATAGATACTTTCTTACCATGAAATTTCATATAATCCTGAGAAATGTGCGAAGCGATAGAATTACTTCCACCATTTCCCAATATTATTATTCTTGCATGAGAATCATATGCCTCTTGAAACTTTTCAAATTCGTTGCCCATATGGGCACATTGAAGAACATCAATATACTCTTTAAATGGGTTCATAAAATTTTTCCAATCACACCATTAGACTCTACGTTTATTTTAATCGACTTGTGCGAAATTTTCAAGGTATTTGGTTTGGAAAATGTTAGAAAAAATCCACCGTTACCTGCACCACACAACTTATGGGACAACACAGTATCATTGTAAGTAAGTTCTTCATCTATTTCGCGGATAACTTTATTTTCGGCAATTAAAGAGCTTGTATTCTTTTTTTGCTTCCAACTATCCAACATCAATTCCAAAACCACATCATAGTCTCTATCGTAAAGAGATTTATGAGCTTTGTCAACGATATCTAAAAGGGGAAGTGATTTGTCAATATTGGATGTTACATCTTTGAGTATAATTTTAGAATTTCTAGTAATGCCCGTAAAAATTAAATGAGCATCATAATGTTTAAAAAAATCTGTCGATAAAAAATTATATTTAATATTACCAGACTTCTCAAAATCAATTCTTTTAAATCCCCCAACACCACAACCATATGGATCTTGATATCCACAATATGGATTTATTTCTTGCTCCAACAGGAATGCCAATTCGCATATTTCATTATCTGACATATTAATTTCTTTATATAAAGAAATAGATTTAATCAACGAAATTATATAAGATGAAGAGGAAGCCAGTCCACTACCCTGTGAATAAGCATCACTTAACATTGATATTGTAATTGGGAGACAATCGAAATAGTTTAGAACTATACGAACTAATTCATTTTGAATATCAGATATAAATTTTGTTTCTTCACGTCTAGAGTAATTAATAATATATTTTTTACCCTGGATATTATATCCTAATTTATCTTCGTGAAGACTTATATAAGTCTTCAAATTGCTGGCAAAACTAATTACCGATCCTCTACCATATTTTTCAATAAAATATGGATTGTCGGTGGATCCCCCAAAAAGAGAGATCCTCAAAGGGCAACTTGAAATGATCATCAAACATCCTTATTTTTAAAGAACAATCCTCTATGAACGAAGTGAGGTATAAAGTATGGAACATTAGGAATCTTCATCCTTTCATCTGCATCATCAGAAGCAAATCTCCTCAATTCTTCAGTTTCTTCTATCAAATACTCGAACCCATTTGCCTCTAGTTTTTTGATCCAATATTCTTCTGGTTGTTCATTAACATGATGATGACCACCTTGACCTGGCTCGGCAAATGTCATAGCAACATATTTGCAACCTTTAAAATCGTCAATAAAGTTTTGAGAATATTCTTCCCAAACATGCTCCACAAATTCACAACACCAACACAAATCAAAAACAAAATCTTTAATTGGTTTTTCATTGTATTCGATTTCAGATCTAGAAAGAGCAGGTCCTCCTTCATAATCATTTAACAAAAAATGTTCTGGTATTAGTGACATTTCTCCTGCTTTGGTGCTTCCATCAACTCCAAGAATATCGCAACCAATTGATTGGAAATATTTACTAGAATATCCTCTACCACATCCGATATCAAGTACAGTTTTTACGGAATACTTCTCAATCATTTTTTTCCACATGATGGGATAATATGTACCACCATCACCACCAATAGAGCATCCTCCAAGATGACCCTCAATAATATCGGGTCCGTGCGTTTGATCTAAAGTTTCTACTGTCATTTCAAATAAACCTCCTTAAATTCATTCATTACATTTTCTGCAGTATAGTCACCACAGTATTTACCCCACTCCAAATTATTAATTTCTTTCTTATCCAAATTGGTTAAAATAAAGAATAGATCATTTGCATCTTCGTAATAGATGGCGTCTTCACCCATAACACTGATGTGACCGGTATCATAGTGACTTGGTGGATTTGGGGGATTCCAAGTTATAACCGGTTTATTGCGAATAGAAAATTCGGCAGTTGATAAACTAAAAATTTCTCCATCATATCTAGCGTGCATCATAGCATCGCAAGTATTCACAAACTTTGCTTTGTATTCTTCATCCATAGTCCACGGAAGATATATTACTCTTTCGTGTTTTACAAATGGTCTCGTATTGAGAAACACAAACCAAAGGTCGCTTCTATTTTCTAAGGCAGATATGATAGCACCGTGAGTAAATCCTAGACTGAATGTATCGTGCCCACCGTGCCTACCAAGAACTAATGCATCCTTAGGAATTCCAAACTCTTCTCTAAAATCATCCTCAATATGAGGTGCTTCCTTTTCAAGGATATGGTGAACGTATGGGTGAATTCCTCCGTGCTTTTCGGAGATATATTTACACACACCAGAGTATACATCTCCATGCGGTTGATCCATTCTAAAAATACAATGAGCCAGTCTCTTTGTATTGGTTGGCATAAATCCATCATCTTCTCCACCTTTAATTGCATAGAAGACATCAACTCGATTCTTCTCACAAATATCTTCTAAGGTAGATCTCAACGAATCATTCTTACCATCATTGATCCAAACATCGGGATAAAGAATAGTTTCAAAATCTTCAAATCTATCCAATGACGGAGTTGGTCTAGAACTGGTAGAAATAATTATAGATTCATTTCCTAGAATTTCTCTATTGTATTTTGCATACTTATAAAGACAAATCTCAGTTCCACGATCACCCAATTGATAACTATGAAATGCTATTTTCTTTTTACTCATAATCAAGAATAGATTGGACTGTTTTAGTGTTCATATAATCCTTAAGGATTTTTGCATTGGGAACCACACAGTGTCCTCCAATCTTTTTAGTTGCATAAAGAACTGGTCGAACCACATTGGGTTTACCAAGTTCAGTATATCCTTCATTATAACTTTGATTGAACAAGGTCATAACTTCATCAAATTCAAGTTCCTCATTCTCACATACCTGAGCAACATCGGCATGGAATGCAATACAGACACCATAGTAAGTCGTGTCTAACAACTTAGCATATTCGGTAGTCTTACTATTCTTACAAATATGTGTTTTGATTCCTAGACTATTCAGATGCTCCTGATACAAAGATGCTGCTTCTTGGTCTACTGGACCAATATACTTCAAGAAGGTCTTCATACCCAGATCAAGATTTGGGTGAAGACCTCTCATAGGAGAATGGCATACTTTACCACCAACAAGTTCGGTAGTTCCAGGAGCAACCGTAGAGTGAACAATAGTGTATCGTGGATTGGCCTGTGAAATATAATCCTGAACAACCTTTACAAAGTTTTCAATAAAGGGAATACAAATATTGAGAATTTCAACACCCTCAATATCATCATTACGATTCTGATATGGATCTACAACCCTTACATCAAATCCTTCAAATGACTCATATACTTTGGCGATACTACTTCCTATCTCACCATATCCAACAATTCCGATCTTCATTAAACACAAACTCCACTTTGGTAGTATTCTACCACTTCTCGAATAACTTCGTCAACTCCTTTGGTTGGTGCCCACCCAAGTCTTTCTTTTATTTTTTCACTATTTGGAATTTTTTCTGGCGCCTCTGCAAAAAGTGGCCCATGAAGTTCTACTGGATCAACATGGACAATCTCAGATTCTGTCCCTGTAATTTCCTTCACTCTTTCTGCAAGATAAAGAATTGTTCTTTCATTCCTTTCATTTCCAATATTCCACTCTTCGTTCCAATCTTTATCATCTGCAATAGAAGTTAAATAGATGCCATCAACAATGTCTTTAACCCAAGTGAAGGCTCTAAGTTGAAGACCATCATAATAAACAGTAATGTCTTCTCCATTTAATGCCTGATTAACAAATCTGGGAAGAACAAATCCACCATCTGGAAGTTGATACTTACCAGTCACATTGAATGGTCTAATAATTTGATATCTAAAATCTGGATTAATCTTTGCCTGATTAGTTAAAACAATTTCTGATAAAAGTTTAGCAATGGCATATTCATTTCTAACCGTGAATTCTCCATGAAGAACTTTATCACTTTCTTCTTCAAGATAACTCTTCTCATCACGATGACCGTATATCTCAGAAGTTGAGATGAATACTAGTGGGCAGTTGTTATGCTTAGCTGTATTGATTGCCCAGTAAATATCATCAAGGATAATTCTTGCCATATTGCCAGAATGTTTAAGGACACCAACTGGTCCAACAGGAGAAGCAAGATGAAGGACAAGATCTACCTTCGGTAAGGTTTTATAATCAATATCCAGAATATTTTTCTGAATAACTTCCACATTATCTACGAGAGGATGATCTGTAGGAATAGCATTAGTAGACATGTTATCTACAGCACATACATCCCAACCAACCGATTTCCATTTGTCGATACAGTGAGAACCGATGAACCCAAGTCCACCTGTCATTAATACTTTGCTCATTTGTTTACCTCAGAGAATAAGATCGTCATCTTCAAATAACTCAGCAATTCTATCTGGACCTTCTCTATTATCTAGCATTTGATGTGGATACAAGAATTCATAATCAAAGTTATCTTCCCATAAAAACGCTATTTCAGAATGAACAGCTGCTGATTGATTGAATTCAAACTCAACATTATCATGGAAGTTCATTTTCGGAACACCAATCAAGACATCATTTCTAATTTGATAGATCCATCTATGATGATGATACCCGCAATAACTAAGTCCATATTTTCCTTCAAAGGTTGCCAGTTCAGCATACTTTGATGGCATACTAATATACCCAGATTTTGCAATTCGATTAATCATTCTGCAAGCGACTTGAGGATTGTTAACGTCTTCAAGAGTATGAGAGCAAACAGCAAAATCGAACAAACCGTTTTTTTCTACATCTTCCAAAACAAGATCCCATTCTTTTGTATCATCAATATCAACGCTAAAAACTTGTGCTCCAAAAGACTTAAGTGAATTTTTTGGATCCACAAATTTATCGACAAGATGAGTCGCCCAATCACCAACCCACGAATTTTCTCCTCCACCAATATCTATAACTCTATAATTTTTTTCTTCCTTAGTAAATTTAGATTCCAGATATTCAAAAGCAAGATGATGGTTTGTATTCATCTTGGAGAGATTTTTATCAATGATCATTTTCTTTTTGTAAGGTGTTTAGGATACTATTTGCTCTAGCAGAAGTAGTGCCTACATTATACAACCATTCTCGTTGCTTTTCAAGCATTCGTAAGTATTTGTATGTTGGTCTGTTTTCCACTACTAACTCGGACATCAAACTATATAGTTGTTCTTTTGAGGAGTAAACATAACAAGGAAGTTCTTGAGGGGAACATAGTCTTGGTTTATTGTGATAGTCTCTGAAAAGAAGTAAAGAACCAGCCGCTATAATTTCATAGTGTCTAAGACAATCCCACCCACCTTTCTTGCATGTTAACCCAAACCAAGATCTAGAAAGATCATTATAATAGTCATCCTCTACAGTAAACTTATGATGAGAAAATCCTCCTCCCATATCTGCAGCATCTTCAAACAAAGAATAGGAGGGAGCAGTCTTTTGGTAGAGTTGATCTTTAATTGAAAAATCAACTTCTCTTATTCGTTCTTCTGGAATACCAAATCCAGTAGGATATACACTCTCATCATCAGACTCTATAAGTTCTCTCTTAAAACAATTTGTGAATTGAGATCCTATAACCACTTCATCATTATATGAAATCATTCTAGGAGCACTGCCATATAAGTCGTGCCCATCAATGATCCATACATTACCATCTGCAAGTTCATTTACACCTTCAATTTCTGGAACTTCCCCATACATATGACCATCACCATAAATTACATAATCAAATTTTTGTTTGAATATGTCTCTATCTTCAATGTCTTGAATTGGTGTTGTTAATAAACTAAATCCCCTTCCGTGTAATGTATCTTTCGGAGTATCAGAAAAATCATGATACATTATTTTCTTTCTTGGATAATCTACACAGTCTTCGCCAAGAACTGTTCTCAAACCATGAAGCAGAGAAACTTCTAATAAGTCTCCCTGTTTCGTTGGATTTTGGGTTGTTATGAATAGTATTCTCAAGTTCTCAATTATTTACGTTGATAATGAAGGCGCATCTGGAGAAGACTTCTTTCACATGTCCTACTGGAGTATATGTGTAATTAGTTCTTTCCAAGAATTCTAAGAAGCACTTTATACTATGATCTTTATAATTTGGAAATTCTAGAAAATCGTCAAATATAAAGACACACTTATCTTCTATTTTAGATTCAATTTTTTTTAAAACATAATCAATTGAAGAATATAGATCAGCATCCAAATGGACGAAAGATATTGTTTCATCATGTTCCTCTAAAAATTTATCTAGAGTTTGGTCAAACCATCCTACCACCAATTCAACATTATCATTAACCTTAGGAATATCTGTTTTAAAATGTCCTTTATTAACAATACCTTCCCAATTTTCTGGAAGTCCCTCAAATGAATCAAACCCATAAAACTTTTTATCCGGGTTTAATGAAGAAAGGAAATTTATAGTCCCACCTGTCCATACTCCAAACTCTAAAAATAATCCCGTTCTTTCTTTAACTAAAGTCATACATTTTCTATAAAATGTATCTCTACCGCAAGGTTTAGGAAAAGTATCTGCAGGAAATTCTTTGGAGTTTAAAATGCCTTCTTCTATACTATCAATTGAATGCATTTAAAAATTCTCCACAATTTCTCTATTTCTTAGAATAGATGATCCAGATAAACCAGATCCAGGTTTATACCTAGGATCGTACATAATATTTAGTTGTGAGTAATTCCAAGATAACCAGGAAGAACTAATATCTTCCCTACCATCACCCAATGTCTTATCCCACTCAGGATAACTCTCCTCATCCAATTTTTGATATACGATTTCGGAAGATATATCATATTTCTTTTCCCAGAACTGACCGGACAAGACAGCACCAGGAACATTCAAAGGAGACTTCCAACTCATATCATATGTACTCTCTATACTTTCATATAGTGAAAGATTTTTCTTCTTTATTCTAAAAACCCAATCACGATCTTCCCATCCACCATAGGTAAATCTTTGATCCCACCATCCTACTTTACGGATCAATTCTTTAGAGAATCCCATAAATCCAACACTATACAAAAAAACGCAGGAATATCCATTTTCCAACAAATAGAGCATTTTTTCTATTTCATCTACTGTCGGATGCGTTCTATCATTAATTAGAATGACCCATTCATCATTAGAAGTGGCAATGGAGTGATTTATAAGTTCTGAATAGGACTGATACATTTCTGGATGCCTATCAATCCTATTATTCCAGGTCACCTTATACTTTAAATTTAGAGGAGACAATGCTTCCATTTGAGCATCGACAATATCTTTACTACACCCACAGTGTAAACAAATCGTAAAATTTTTAATTTTTTTCATTTTTTAATGAAGAAGAGTCCTCTCAGATTAAAGTGATTATCCTTATATTTTGGGTTTATTTCGATAGCATCTTCATATGCAACTTCTCTGAGTTGACTTGTAATTTTTTCATCATATTCAAATCCATATCTTTTGAGATGTTCAATCCAATATTCTTTTGGTTGACAATTTACGTGATGATGCCCAGGTTGTCCAGGTTCAGCATAAGTAATTGCCAAATATTTGGCATAAGAAAATACTTCTAAGAAATTATCTCTATACCTTTCATCAACGTGTTCGACAAATTCGCAAGACCAACATAGATCATATCTATCTTCTGTTTCTAAAGTTCCAACAGCAAAATCATGATAAAAAATTTGTTCAGTAAATAGTGAATTTTCAACTACATATTTGGATCCATCAACTCCAACAACTTCATCACAATACTTATTAAACTCCCCTATAGCATGTCCCATTCCACATCCAATATCTAAAATACTTTTGATATTAAAATTTTCGCAAATATATTTCCAAAGTTTTGGCGTATATGTTGCAGGATCTTTTTGAATGATAAATCCACCAACATGCCCCTCATTGACCATTGTAAGGTCAGTATCAACTTCTACTAAATTCATTGCTAATTTCTGATTGTTCATTTTTTATATATCCTATTTTTTAAATCCAAAAGATCTAGATCCAGTTTATCAACTTTATTAAGATTTGAGTTTATGTGGAGATAATTATCTTCAATTTTTTCGAGTCTATTATCAAAATTTTTAATCCATTCTAATATAGTATACTCTTCACCGGTAGCATCATTTTTAACAATATAAAAATAGTCAACTTCAGGTTCACTATTTTTATATGGATACAATTTATATTCAATTTCGGATACAATTGACCACAAAAAAACTCTAATTTTAAATAGAAAATTCATACTTAAAACCACTCCTTTCTCCACTGTTGCCCTCCAGCAAAGTGGCGAATAATGACATCTTCTCTTTTTACTTCATTAATTAAAAACTCACAACTAGATTCTTCTTCCATTTCTGTCACATTCCAAGCAGTAGGAAGAATGTCAACATGGGCATAAAGATCTTCTAAAGAATAGATGGTCCACTCTGTTTTATCAGAGTGCCAACCATAATCAGGAAGATTCCAAAAAGATTCGTCAGAATGTCTCTTAATCCCCGCAAGGGAATACCAGGATGCTTGCTCTCTAAATTCATGCCAGAAACTATTCACATACCCAAATCGTTCATGTCTAGACACCACATCATTCAATGCTTGATATCTATCTTCCGAAAGAATATTGGCAACAAGTTGACGTGACCACTCATTGACTTTGATAGAATAGTTACCCATACAATGAGTATTACCAGAATCAATTGCATACGAGAATGATTTACTAGTCTCATATGGAATCTCAGTATTTGCAATGCACATATCTGCATCCAAATGAGTAACAATATCACCGTCGGTCACATAACCTTCCTCAAGCATTTGCTCAAGGATAGTAAACTTCAACCAGGTATAATTACCACGATACTTATACAGGTTATCCTTTAACTCAAGATACTCAAAACCGTGTTTATCAGCATACTCTTGATTTCTTGGAGACATATAAGTGTCAAAGAATTGTTGCCTTTGATCTCCATAAGACCCAAAGACTAGAAGAACTTTTTTCATTGCACCCTTTTGATAATATTTTCAAAGACTCCTTGAAGAGAGAAGTAATCTTGATAGAGTTCTTGACCTTTCTTCAACATCTCATTGTATGTATCGTCTGAAATACTCTTGAGAATATCGTAGGTATTCCCAATGTTCTCATCATCAATTATAACACAAAACTCTTCCCAATCCAGTTCATCAGACCAAGGAAGTGCATGATCGTCTGAAATATAAACTGGAACTGTTCCGAGTTGAAAGGATTCGTAGAGTCTGAAACTTGTTGTCCCGTATCCTCTGGGGCACAGGGAGAACTTAGAAGCAGACATAACATCAAGGAAGTTATTCAGTTTCTCTTCACCCACGTTAATATCCCAGTTACCTGCTTTCACAAGACAATCATCCTTACCTCTGAATGCCTTTACCATATCAGTTCTAACCCAGTAAGTATTAGAACCAATAAAGGAAGCAAAGTATTTGTGTTCCCTATTGGGAATCGTTTCTTTAGGGATAGAAGAGCAAACCAGTGGGATAGGTATCACATTACCTTTTTTACGATTACCACCTGCAGAGAAGATCATAGTATCTTCTGGGAAGTCCTCAAAAGGTCCATCGTCTTGCTGACAAACTGTAAAATACTTGCCATCAGAACTCAGAGTTTCATAGAGAAGATTCTGTAAATCTGGATAAGGTTGCCCAGCCCAAATCTTATTGCAAAAGATATTAGACCAGAAGATATCAATATACTCCCGTTCTGGTTTGATATCTAACTGCTGATAGTGACTATAAAAGTATTCTTCAATATACTCACCTTTATGATATGGAGGATAGGTTGGCGTAAGAGACTTTGGTCTCAAATAGTCTTGATTCAAATAAACCACAGTCCTTCCTCTTTAAACTTATTGATCTTGGTTTCTACTCCAACCATCCAATTATTATGAACAATCATAGCGTTCTCTTTTCTACCTTGCTGATAGTATACATTACCATTTGGGAAAAGATCTTCTGATAACAAAGCAACATGATCGTTATATTTACTCAGTGCAATGCGATTCATAATGAGTTGATCATCATCACTATCATCTGCACCACACTCAGCAACCAACTGACGACACTCTGGAGTCTCATTGAAGACTATAAATCCGGTGCAGATTGTGGAACCAGGAGCATCAGTCTGAAATAATACTTCTTCGTGCCCTGTAAGAATATCTACGGGGTTTTCCTTGAATACAATATCAGTATCAACCCACATCAAATTAGGATGCTCCTTATGGACCCCATCGATGATCTTCCATTTATGTCTAACAATATTTCTAAATCCACTGTTCTGGTTGAATGTCCAATCTTGATATTCTCTCAATTCTTGATTCATGTAGAGAAATGCTGATTTATAACCCTTAAGAATTAAGGACTTATAAACATCCTCATCCATGCAAGCGATTATAAAGTCGTCCATATTGATGCCCACATTCTCAGCGGACTTCAACATATTCAAACAGATATCAAGACATCCGGTGTTTAGAAATGTTAGAAATTTCATAAGGATTGCTTTTTTATTATTATACTAAAAAAGAGAGGTTTATGCAACCTCTCAATTCTCTGTAGGTATTGCAGGCTCGCCACCAATTCTTTGACTGGAAATTGGAAACCAGGCGGGAGTTATCCCATCCGCACCAACTGCCCTTGAGAGAGGCAGTAAACTCCGAGGGTCATTTGACCATCCCGACCAGGGTTTTTATCGTGTCTCCATCACGGGCATAATGAGGATGACTCCACCAGTACTGTTATAGACCATCCGTGTCTTCGTCATCGTCGGTGACACTGAAGGCACCCTCGATAGATAGCAAATAAAGATAGTACCATCCAATCGACGCAATCAATAATGCTATAATCGTTACTGTTACGTTTTCTGAAATGAACATCAATCAATCCTCCTTTACATAAGCAGGTACATTATCAGGATCCAACCAACAAGTGTAATCGTGGTCTTCCATAGCAGTCATAAGTTGCATCTCATTATCACAGAGATACATATCACGGTAGCGTCCAGTATAGGAGTCTACCTTTTGAATGCGACAATCAGGCATTCCGTTGATTTCCAACTTACCAACCTGAACATAACGATAAGGAAACCGCTCCATAAGAACAGTGGGTTTTTTGACAACTTGCATTATGCAACCTCAATAGTTTGAAGGTCTTGATAGAGATAATCCATCAGCATTTCATAGTCATCAAGGACATCTCCAGAAAACACGACGCCCTCATTTTCATAATAGCGACGAACTTTCTTATAAAGTTTTGGACTCTTTACATCAAGGTAGATATCCCCGTCAGCAGCAGAACGTAAAGTGCTAACATCCTTCTTGAATTTTTCGATCAGAGACATTGTTGTGTGTTGAATACCTTATTATTATAAGTGTTTGACTGTATATAGTCAAGGTGAGAGTGCCAGTTTGAGAACTGGCGATCGGGGTGACAGAATTCGAATCTGCGACTTCTGCTTCCCAAAAGCAGCGCTCTATCCAAGCTGAGCTACACCCCGTTGCGTTGAGAGGTCTTGCCTCCCAACAGAACTAATTATACTACTTCTTGTGCCCCTTGTCAAACGGTGCCCAGTGTTGCCAGTTGTATTTATGAACTGCCCATATTCCTAGGATAGGCACAAAAACAAGAGCATAGCAAATGAATGCCAAGGCAATATTATTGTTTAATACTGCTGATGCGAAGTGTCCCATTCTTCGTAATACCTTCTAAAATAAGCGTCTACTTTTGTTAGATCATCCAAATGAATATTGCAGGTGTAATTATTATCATCACACCACTGCAATGCCATCCAATGAAAGTTTTCAGTATTAAAAACTCGTTCTATACCATAACTTCTTGCAAAGGATGACATTACAAAATCCCAACACTTACCAGTGTGCGGTTCCATTTCCTCTGTAATTTTCCGATTCATAATAGTGCCCCTTCTTAGAACCAAAATATAGTGTAGCGATTACAAAGGGTATTGCCACTATAATGAGTGCTTTTCCTAACATATGTTCCATTTACTTAAATTCATCTCTTGTGTACTTATAAGGTAAAGATGCTTCAAGAATTTCTAGAAGATCTCCATACTCACGATACCTTCTATCTCCAGCAATAAAGTGATGCTGACGCTTCCAAATAGCGTCAATAAGAAGTTCGGTTTGCTCGTTAGTAAAATTCATTCTAATCAAAAATTGGGTTTACTGGTGATTTGATTTCATTATCTCCAGGCATTACATACCTCCATTACGAAATCCTATTATGTATCCAAGCACAAGTCCACACATAAATGCAACAAACATATAGAGCATATGTGAAAAAAACTCAACAAAAATAAACCATTCTTCAGTCGTCATTTTCTTTCATCATCTCCTCTATTCGTTTTCTCATATCATCTAGTTTTTGTTTCTCGCGGTCCATATGAATGTAACCGCGCTTACCCTTCATTATCATTGTGCCCTGATAGAACATCGTAGAAGCAAAGATGAGTAAGAAAACTATACCAATTATTTCAAGGCAATGTCCATCCATGGCAGTATAGGTGGTATAACTCCGACAAGTCTTAGTAGTCCCTCAGCAAATAAAGCAAGAACCACCCAACCGACGCACATACTAATGATAGAAGCATTACGGTTGTGTCGTCGTATTGCTGCATCGATCATCTCCTGACATTCTTCACGAGTTATCAGTTCATCACTACTTTTCATCGCCAAGCATTCTTGCTAGAGGGTCAGGTTTTCCACTTACGATAGCGCAAGCTCTTTTGTAAAACATATTGGATGTGTTCCCAGACTGTTCGAAAGTCTTTTTGATCTTCACCCAATTATCATAAGTGTGTTGATCCATAAGTATCCTGCATTAGTCAGTTATTAATAGTTATAATAACTGTTTTTTTAGTAAAGCATATGTATTGATATACAAACATATACTAAACGGAGAGTGGGCGAGTCGAACGCCCAAGGGCTTTAACACCTCAACGCTTTTCAAGAGCGGTTCCGTCACCAATCGGATTGACTCTCCATATTATCGGACTTCAAAGTCCAATTTTCTTACTTTTCGTTGGCGCCTCGATTCTTGAAAAGCGAGATCTTCGTTAGTAAGAACACCTTTCTTGTTTTTGGCACTATAAGAGTTTAACATGATGACATTTGATAGGTCAAGTGCCGATATCTTATCTGCACAAATTGTTGTCATATTCGGACATCCACAAGTTACTGTCTTGTTTCGATTTCCTTCCAATTCTTTGCCGCAGGAACGGCACCTAATTTTAATATTATCCATTTTTTATATTACAAGATCATTTTCAGTTTTTACTTATTTATTACATAAAATGCCCGATACAGGTAACGCTCCCGTCGATGTCTGAGTGTAAATCAGGTCCCTTCACTTGCTGGGTCATCGGGCAATAAAATCAAAATTTACTCTTCATACATTTTACAGTTTTTTCAATATCACTCATAGCATCTTGAAGATCTGAGTTTTGTCCAGTTTCTTGCTTACAGATGGGACGATGATTATCGGTAATTGACCAACGCCACAGATTTAATACGTTACAATACCAAAGATTGATTTTCATATCAAAAGATTTTTTAGTATAAGAAAATTAAAGGGGGGAATTCCCCCCAATATGCGATCAGATATCAGAACCGATACTTCACACCTACTTTAGTTTTGTAGGTATTCTCAGATCCAGTGATCAGAGAAACGCGACCATAGAGATCGACATTTTCAGCAACAGCAATACTGCCGCCAACCTTAACACCGAGCTCGGTTTCGGTTGCACCAGAATCTGGACTCACGAGAGTAGGACCCCCTTGGACATACCACTTAGCATCACCACTTTCACCCTCATATCCTGCATGGACATCGGTCGTGCTTCCACGATAATCATTTCCATAAAAACCGCTATTGGTTTCCACATTTACATAAGGTCCTGCCATTGCAGCACCAGCGAAAAGGGGAGCAGCTGCAAGAGCTGCAATAGTAGATTTAATCATTTTAGATACCTCAGTATTTTCTCGCAGAGTTTTACCTGCGGATGATAAGAGACTCGACTTGTCTCCGTTGTTACTTCGTGAATCGGCGAGTAGTTGAGGCTTCATCACTCGGTTATTTAGAGTGTTGTACAACAAACGGGAATTCGGATTCCCGAAGCGGAATAGGGGATTCGAACCCCTGACGTTCAGCTTGGAAGGCTGACATTCTACCACTGAATTAATTCCGCAAATGGTGGGGGATTTCTCCCCCGACACACTTTCACACGGAAGGGATTATAAGACAGAATGAGTATTCTGTCACGCCACT